ATTGGCTTCAAGACCCGTTATGGAATTGTTGCCAATCCATTCGCAAAAGGTGCTACCCTCACCAATCCTGGTGTTCTGGAGAGAAACTCAAACGTTTACTACAGAAGAGTCAAGGTTGCAAACCTCATGTGATCACGAGATTACAATTCCATATCAGAGGGTCTTCGGACCCTCTTTTTTTTATCTAAATAGAAATAAAAAAATGAAAACTTTTAAGCAATTCATTTTAGAAGCAGAATATCGCCCAGTAAATGCAAGACAAACAATACCTTTAGATCAAAAATCTCAAGCAGCATTAAACGCAGCTAGATCTGGAGAAGGCAAAAAACTACAACCAATTAAGTTTAGTTTACAGACAGTTCAACAATTAAAGTGATCTAATGGCATCAGCATTTAGCAATCAAATACAGAATAGAAATTTTCTATCTCCTGTAGGATTTAAATTTAGTTTGGTGAAATATCCAAAGGTTTCATTTTTTTGCAATTCAACAAGAATACCAGAGATTATTCTTGGGACAGCAATTCAAACAACATATTTAAAAAATATTGATATTCCTGGAGAAAAATTGACTTATGGCGATTTTAGTTTAAGATTTCTTGTCGATGAAAATCTTGAAAACTATATGGCAATTCATAATTGGTTAACTGGACTGGGATTTCCAGAAACTCCAGCACAATTTAAAGAGCAAGTTACAAATCGAGATGGTCTTAGAGATTTGAATGAGCAATATAGCGATGGATCCTTAAGTATTCTAAATTCAAACTACAATCCTGTTGCAAACGTAAAATTTCAAGATTTATATCCAACTTCATTAACTTCTTTGGAATTTGATGCCAGCGTTACAGACATTCAGTACTTTACAGCAGAAGTCACTTTCAAGTATACTGTGTATAATATTGTTGATATGAACGGAAATCCCTTATGAATCTTGATGAAATTCAGGAGATGTGGCAGAGAGATTCTGTCATTGATCCTGATAACCTACACGATGAATCTTTAAAAATTCCTCAACTACACGCAAAGTATTATACAATTTACAATACAATCACCTTGTTACGTGAAAAGGCAAGAGAGACACATAGCAAGGTAAAACTTGATCGGTATAACTACTACACAGGAAAGGCACCTATAGAGGTGTATGAGGAAGAACCTTTCCCATACAAGGTTAGGGATAAAGATGCCTTACAGAGGCATATGGATGCCGATGAGAGGTTGAATAAAATTGATCTCAAGATCAGGTATTATGACATTATGCTTAAATTTCTTGAAGAAGTTATCAGAACAATTTCTAATAGAACTTATCAAATAAAAAATGCTATTGAGTGGCATCGGTTCCAAGCGGGGTTCAATTGACCCCCTTTTTTATGTCAATAAATATTTTTGTATTGATATGAACTTATGTCACACTTGGTTATATCGAAAAAGAATGAGGTATATCTTCAGGTAAAAGCAGAACCGCACGTCTACTATGAACTTGCAGATCAGTTTACGTTTGACGTACCAGGTGCCAAGTTTATGCCCCAGTTCCGTAACAGACACTGGGATGGAAAGATTCGTTTATTTAATACCCAAACTGGCGAGATCTATGTTGGTCTTTTAGATAAACTGACCCGTTTCTGTGAAAACCACGAGTACACCTACGAGTTTACTAATAATAAGTTCTATGGTCTCCCCTTTGAAGTCAACGATATGATTTCAAAGGAAGGAGTCAAGGATTATATGATTTCTATTTGCAAGTACGCTCCCCGTGAGTACCAAGTTGAGGGAGTATACGACGCTTTAAGACACAATAGAAAGTTGTTGATATCTCCAACTGCCTCTGGAAAGTCGTTGATGATATATGCGATTGTGAGATATTACGTTGAGAAAGGACAAAATACTCTGATAGTTGTTCCAACGACTTCCCTTGTAGAACAAATGTATAAAGATTTTGCTGATTATGGGTGGGATGTCGGTTCATACTGCCACAAGATATACGCAGGGAAAGAAAGAGAAACGGACTCTCAGGTGATTATCACTACCTGGCAATCCATCTACAAACTTCCCCGTCAATACTTTTCAAGATTTAATGTGGTCGTAGGAGATGAAGCACACCAGTTTAAATCAAAGTCATTAGTATCTATAATGACAAAACTTTCAGATGCTAAATTTCGTTACGGATTTACAGGAACTCTTGACGGAACACAAACACACAAATGGGTTCTAGAAGGTTTATTTGGTCCTTCTTACAAGATCATCAGAACAGAGGAACTGATGCAGAAAGGTCACGTTGCCAAATTAGATATTAATATACTGCTATTGAAACACCCACCAAATAAGTTTGAGACTTTTGAGGATGAGGTTCAGTATATTATCAATCACGAAAGACGTAATAAGTTTATCCGTAATCTTGCCCTTGACCTCAAAGGTAACACTCTCATCCTCTTCTCAAGAGTAGAAGGTCACGGACAACCTTTGTATGAACTGATAAATAAGAATGTCAGTGAAGATCGTCATGTGTTCTTTGTGCATGGTGGTGTAGCTACAGAAGACCGAGAAAAAGTCAGAGAAATCACCGAAAAAGAAAATAACGCAATTATTGTTGCATCTTACGGAACTTTTTCTACTGGTATTAATATTAAAAACTTACACAATGTTATCTTTGCTTCACCATCGAAGTCAAGAATTAGAAATCTTCAATCAATTGGTAGAGTCTTAAGAAAGGGCGATAATAAGACTAAAGCAACTCTATATGATATTGCCGATGATATCAGTTATAAGTCAAGAAAAAATTATACACTCAATCATCTAATCGAAAGAATCAAAGTCTATAACGAAGAAAATTTTAATTATGATATTGTAAACATACCGCTTAAGAACTAATGGGAGAAGAGTTTTACGCAATTATTAAACTAGTATCAGGAGAGGAGATATTCTCATTGGTTTCTGTGGATGAGAATGATGGAGATCCTGTCGTTTTACTACAAAATCCAATTATCATTAAACAGATTTCAAATGGAAGTGGTATGTACTTAAAAGTCAAACCATGGATGGAACTTCCAGATGAAGATATTTTTGTGATAAAGTTGGATAAGATGCTTACTATAACAGAAACTAAAAATAAAAACCTAATCAAAATTTATCATCGATATATAAATGACTCTACCGATGATCATAATCAATTTCTTCAAATGAAGAAATCTACTGGAGAAGTGAAAATATCTGATAAAATGGGATATATTTCTTCAGTAGAAGATGCTAGAAATTATTTGGAAAATATTTTTAAATCTGACCTTAAAGATAATAAAGAAAGCTAAACCCCATCTTTCAACCGGGACAAAGGTAGTCTACACACATTTTTACATCTTGTCAAGTGCCGTAACTGTGTTATAATAAAGACATCTTATAATAGTGGATACCAATGTCATGCCAAAGAAAAAGTCAGAACATTACGTTAACAATAAAGAGTTTTTAGAAGCTCTGGTTATTTATAGACAATCTTGTTTTAGATCTAAGGAAGCAGGACTTCCTAAACCACGTATTACAAATTACTTGGGTGAGTGTTTTCTCAAGATCGCTACACACCTGTCATACAAACCGAATTTTGTAAACTATATGTTTCGGGATGATATGATTTCGGATGGTGTTGAAAATTGTGTTCAGTACATTCATAATTTTGATCCAGAAAAGTCATCAAATCCTTTTGCATATTTTACTCAAATCATTCATTATGCTTTTCTCCGCCGTATTCAAAAGGAGAAAAAACAGTTGGATATCAAAACCAAAATCATTGAACGCACAGGTTTTGATGAGGTAATGATGGTTGACGATAGCTTGCTTTCTGGCAGCAGTTCGGACTATAATACGATCAAGGACAACATTACGTACAAAACCAATCGATGAAGATTGCGATCATTACAGACACTCATTATGGGGCGAGGAAAGGATCCAAGTTCCTACATGACTACTTTGAACTTTTCTATCAGAATGTGTTCTTCCCTGCTCTTGAGGAGCATGGGGTAGAAGCAGTCATTCATATGGGTGATGCTTTTGATAGTCGCAAGTCTATTGACTATCAAAGTCTAGAGTGGGCAAAGAGAGTTGTATTTGAACATCTGCGAAAGTACGATGTTCACATGATTGTTGGAAATCATGATTGCTATTATAAGAACACAAATAATGTAAACTCTCCGAGTCTGCTTCTTCAGACGTATTCCAACATTAAAACTTATAGTTCTCCACAAACTATTAAAGTTGGTGGACTGGACATTATGGTTCTCCCTTGGATCTGTAGTGAAAATTATGATGAGACTTTAAAAGAAATTAAAAAGTCCAAAGCAAAGATTGTCATGGGTCATCTTGAACTTCAAGGATTCCGTGTGAATAGGAATCTGATCATGGAAGATCATGGTCTTAAACCAGATATCTTTGATAAGTTTTCAAAAGTATTTTCTGGGCATTATCATACTCGGTCTGATAATGGAAAGGTTTTCTATCTCGGAAATCCTTATGAGATGTTTTGGACGGATGTAAATGATAATCGTGGATTCCATATTTTTGATACGGAAACCCTCACGCATACTCCAATCAATAATCCTTATAAATTGTTCTATAACATTTATTATGAGGATACTCCTTATCAATTGTTTGATGCTACGGAGTATACTAACAAAGTTGTTAAAGTGATTGTTCGTAAAAAGACAAAACCAAAAGACTTTGAAAAGTTTATTGATAAACTTTATACTGCTGGTATTCAAGATATTAAAATTATTGAAAATTTTGAGATTCAAGAAAGTGAAGATTTTGAGATCTCTGAAGATGAAAACACCCTAACCATATTGAATAGATACATTGAAGAGTCTGAGATTAGCATTGACAAGAATATTGTGAAAGGGATATTTCAAGACATTTATAGAGAAGCTTGCGAAGTAGAGTAATGTACCTTCTAACACTCAAAGGTAAAAAGGACGAAGGAGCATATGCAGTGCATGATGAACATGGTGAAAAAGTCTTGTTTATGTTTGAGGAAGAAGATGATGCTACTCGTTATGCCCTGATGCTAGAAGATCATCCAGAATATGAAACTGAAATGGAAGTTGTAGAAGTTGACGATGAACTTGCAATTAAAACTTGTAAAGCACATAATTACAAGTACGCAGTAATTACTCCTAATGATATTGTTATTCCTCCTAAATCATGATCACTTTTAAAAAAATTCGTTGGAAAAATTTCCTGAGCACAGGCAATCAATTTACTGAAGTTGATTTTCAACAACATCATACAAACCTTATCATCGGAACAAATGGTGCTGGTAAGTCAACCATTCTAGACGCTTTGACATTTGTTTTGTTTAATAAACCATTCCGTAAAATTAATAAACCACAACTTCCAAATACTGTAAATGAGAAAGATTGTCTGGTTGAAATTGAATTTTCTGTAAACAATCGTGATTATTTTGTGAGACGTGGAATTAAACCCAATGTTTTTGATATTGAGGTAAATGGTAGTCCACTGCATAAAGAAGCAGATGATCGTTCTAATCAAAAGATATTGGAAGAAAATATTCTCAAGGTAAACTATAAGTCTTTTACACAGATTGTGATTCTTGGTAGCAGCACTTTTGTGCCATTCATGCAACTCACGACTGCAAATCGTCGTGAAGTTATCGAAGATCTTTTGGATATTCGTATCTTTTCTGCAATGAATAGTATTATAAAAGATAAAATTCGAATTCAAAAAGAACAGATAAAGTCTTTAGATCTGAAAAAACAAAACCTTAAAGAAAAGGAGCAGATGCAAAAGAATTTTATTGAAGAACTTGAGAATCGTGGTAATGCCAATATAAATGCCAATCAAGAAAAGATTGCCAAGTTAGATGGTGAAGTTGGTGTTTACATGACTGAGATTTCCAAGATTGAGGAGGATGTTTTTAAGTTTACGAAAGAACAAGATGAAGTCGTTGGTGCTGGAGATAAGTTAGTAAAGCTTAACAATTTAAAGGGTAAAATTTCTCAGAAAGTATCTGCAATTACCAAAGAGCATAAGTTTTTTACTGAGAATTCGGTATGCCCTACATGCACTCAAACAATTGAAGAGTCATTTCGGTTAAATAGAATTACAGACGCTCAAAATAAGGCAAAGGAACTCCAGAAAGGTTATCAAGACCTGGAAGAGACTATAAAAATAGAACAGGAGAGAGAGCGTCAATTCATTGCACTTTCTAAGGAGATTACGAAACTCAACCATGAGATTTCTCAAAACAATACTCGGATTAGCCTCAATCAGAGACAGATCAGAGACCTTGAATCTGAAATTCAAACTATTACCCAAAACCTTGCAAACCGAAATACTGAGCATGAGAAGCTAGAAGAATTTCAAACCAATCTCCAAAAAACATTCGAAGACCTTTCAAAGAAAAAAGAAGAAATCGTTTATTACGATTTTGCCTACTCCTTACTCAAGGACGATGGTGTAAAAACGAAGATCATTAAGAAGTATCTTCCGTTCATAAATCAGCAGGTGAATCGTTATCTTCAAATGATGGATTTTTATATTAATTTTCATCTGGATGAAGAGTTTAACGAAACGGTAAAATCACCCATTCACGAAGACTTTTCTTATAGTTCCTTCAGTGAGGGTGAGAAAATGAGAATCGACCTTGCCCTTCTCTTCACTTGGAGAGAAGTCGCCCGAGTCAAAAACTCCGTCAATACCAATCTGCTGATTATGGATGAGGTATTTGATTCCTCACTTGATGGTTTCGGCACCGATGAGTTCCTGAAGATTATTCGTTATGTCATTAAGGATGCTAATATCTTTGTGATTTCTCATAAGGCAGACCTTCATGACAAATTCGAAAGTGTCATAAGGTTCGAGAAAGTCAAAGGATTTTCGCGTATGATGTCCCAAGAATCAGCAGGAAAATGACCACTCCCAACTGGCAACATCACAGCAAGAAGGAGCAGAAGCGGAAACTGAAACCGCAAGCACTCCGACAAGCAAAGGCACGGCTTGCCCACTTCAAGAAGTGTCACATGACCTCCCCCAAAAGGGGAGGTTCTTCTGTATTATACGTTCATACGATTCAAGTCAAATGACCGTCCGTCACGAAATCAAGTCCCAACTTGCTAAACTTCTTGCTACCGAAGACCTTATTGTTGAGCACAAAAAGGTAGAGACTGCCCAGTTCAATGTTCATACCCGTGTGCTTACTCTTCCGATGTGGGAGAAAGCAAGTAATATTGTCTATGATCTGCTGGTGGGGCACGAGGTCGGACACGCCCTCTATACGCCTGATGAAGATTGGATTGAGAAAGTCAAGGTTCCTCCGCAGTTCGTGAATATTGTGGAAGACGCTCGCATTGAAAAGTTGATGAAGCGTCGGTATCCTGGTCTTGCCAAGACTTTCTTTAATGGTTACAAGGAGCTTGCTGAGGACGATTTCTTCCAGATTGCTGATGAGAAGATTGATGAAATGAACCTTGCCGACCGTGTAAACTTGTGGTTCAAGATTGGTAATTTCACCGATATTTTGATTGAGCGTGGAGAAGAGACTGAGATTATCAATCAGATTGCTGATACCGAAACCTTCCCTGAGGTTCTGATTGCTGCTGAGGCACTCTACAAGTATTGTAAGCAAAAACAACAGGAAGAAACCAAGATTCAACTGGATAGTCTGGAATCGCAGCAGAGTGGTTTTAATCAACCCGCTTCCGACTTCTCTGACCAGCAGGAAGGTGAGAATGACCAGGAGCAACCTGGCGAAACTGATTCTTATGGTGGAACTGCTGAGCAACAGAAACGACCTAATGTTCCTGTTGGTGGTGAGAAAGATGAAGAACCAGAAGTCAAGACGATGGACAATCTGGAAGAAGCACTGAAAGAACTCGTCAATCGTGATGGTTATGAGAATGTGTATCTGGAACTGCCTCAACTTGATCTGAAAAAGATTGTTGTTCCTAACGCTGAGATTCACAATCGTTGTCGGGATGAGTGGAGCAACTTTATTGAAGGGATGGGATATCAGAAAGAACTTATCTTTGAGATTCCTGATGCTCAATTCAATCAGTTCAAGCGTTCTGCCCAGAAAGAAGTTAATTATCTGGTAAAAGAGTTTGAGTGCCGTAAAGCAGCAGACTCTTATTCTCGTGCTTCTACCGCTCGCACTGGTGTTCTTGACTGCTCTAAACTTCATACCTACAAATACAATGAAGACCTGTTCCGCAAGGTGACCACTCTTGCCGATGGTAAGAATCACGGTCTGGTGTTTGTTCTGGACTGGTCTGGTTCGATGTGTGATGTGATGCTGGATACCGTCAAACAACTCTTTAACCTTGTGTGGTTCTGTAAGAAAGTTTCTATTCCTTTTGAGGTTTATGCTTTTACGACTGAATATCCTCTCGTAACTTATGATGAGCAAGGCAAAGCAAATCTCCGCGAACTTGCTTATAAGAAGAAAGATGGTCTGCTTCAAGTTGGTGAATGGTTCTCTATGATGAACCTGTTGACTAGTAAGGTGAATGGTAAGACTTTGGAAGAACAGATGAAGAATATCTATCGTCTTGCCTATTCTTATGGTCGCTGGACCCAAACTCGGTATCCTGTTCCTACTGGTCTGAGTCTGTCTGGAACTCCTTTGAATGAAGCACTGATTGCCCTTCATCAGATTCTGCCCAAGTTCCAGAAAGAGAATAAACTCCAGAAAGTTCAGTGTGTTGTGCTGACTGATGGTGAGGCTTGTATGATCAAGTATCATCGTGAGGTTCAGCGTCACTGGGAGCAAGAACCTTTTATGGGCACTGCTCATATCGGTCCTAATGCTTTCCTGCGTGACCGCAAAACTGGTAATACCTATTCCTGTGATGTTGAGTGGCATGGATTTACTGATATTCTGCTTCGTAATCTTCGTGACTGCTTCACTGATATTAACTTCATCGGTATCCGTGTTCTTGAAGGTCGTGATGCTGGTAACTTCATTCGCCGCTATTATGGATATTATGGATCTGATTATGAGAAAGTAATCGCCGCTTGAAAAAAGAAAAAGCATTCACTATCAAAAAGTCTGGTTATCATTCTTACTTCGGTCTTTCTGCCAATGCCCTTGCTCAGAATAGTGAGTTTGAAGTTGCAGAAGATGCCACTAAGTCTCAAATCAAATCTGCTTTTGTAAAGAGTTTGAAGTCTAAGAAAATGAACAAAAAGATTCTGGGAGAGTTTGTGGAACTCGTTGCCTGATAAATATTTCAAAGAATTCTATTAGGTCTAATGAGCAGATTTTCAGATTTGTACACAGAAAAAACGCCAGAACCTGAAGTATTAGAAGGATATAATGAGAATGCTAGGGATCGTGATGGTGATGGAATAGTACAAGAAGGTACTTCTTTTGAAAGACCAGCACCAATTAGATTGACTAAAAAGAGAACAAGGTAACCACTTTCTAAACTGTCACATGGGGCACTTAGATGCCCCTTTTTTGTGTGTATAATATCTTCAGTTAACAAAACCACCTAACTACATCATGACTCGCAAGATTGCTTTGAAAGACGAACAACTGGTTGCTTCCATCCAAGAACTTTATGGTTCCGAAATTACTTCTGGTGACCTTAAGGGTTTCTGTGCTTCTCGCGGTCTCAATTATCAAACTGTGACTCGTCGCCTTGAACAATACAAAACTTCTCGTGGTCGCTGGAATCTTGAAGTGACTCAAGAACGGGTCGAAGAGATTGAGCGTTCTTTCCAAGCCCCTGCTGCCCTTCCTTCCATCGAACAAAACCTCATTCCTGATAAAGATGATACCTTCGTCAAGTTTGGTAACTTTGGTGATATTAAAAAAATTATTCAGTCCCGTATCTTTTACCCTGCGTTCATCACGGGTCTTTCGGGTAATGGTAAAACGTTCTCGGTGGAGCAAGCGTGTGCTCAACTCAAACGTGAACTGATCCGTGTAAACATTACGATTGAAACCGATGAAGATGACCTGATTGGTGGTTTCCGCCTGGTGAATGGTGAAACTGTTTGGCACAATGGTCCTGTGGTTGAGGCACTTGAGCGTGGTGCCGTGCTGCTGCTGGATGAGATTGACCTTGCTTCCAACAAGATCCTGTGCCTCCAGTCTATCCTGGAAGGTAAGGGTGTCTTCCTGAAGAAAATCGGTCGTTTTGTGAAACCTGCCGCTGGTTTCAATGTGATTGCCACCGCCAACACCAAAGGTAAGGGTTCTGATGATGGTCGCTTCATCGGCACCAACGTGCTCAACGAAGCGTTCCTTGAGCGTTTCCCTGTGACCCTTGAGCAGACCTATCCTGCCCCTGCAGTTGAGCAGAAGATCCTGGAAGGCATCGCTCTGGATCTTGGCGTGGAAGACCGCGACTTCTGCAAGCGCCTTGTAGACTGGGCAGACATCATCCGTAAGACCTTCTACGATGGTGGTATTGAGGAAATCATCAGCACCCGCCGCCTGGTTCACATCATCCGTGCCTACAGCATCTTCCAAGATAAGGCAAAGGCAATCCAAGTGTGTGTGAACCGCTTTGACGATGAAACCAAGCAGTCCTTCCTGGAACTGTATGATAAAGTGGATGCTGACTTCCAACTTCCTACCGAACAAGTTGACCAGGACGCTCCATTCTGATATAATTGGGGAAGGTAAATTATGACCCTTCCCCTTTATTATGGATGAGTATCCTTATTCCGATAACTTCGGTACAAATGTAACTGGTTCTAGAGTCCCTGGTGGCGAGGGACAAGACCACATAAGTCTGAACCAATTTCAATTCACACTATCTGATGGTGGTAGTGGAACCCTTAACCTTGAAAAAATTCCTGTTACCATGAGCGAAACCAAAAACAATCTTTGGAAATATAATGAAGATAAAATCCTTAAAGACGTTGAGGATTATGTAACCAGCACCTATCACGGACATTATTGTGGCGATAGTGATGGATATGCTGATATTCAAACTATTGATTTGATGGCAGCAAAGAAACTTGCTGCAGGTTTCTGTCAAGCAAACATCCTAAAATATGGTTCTCGTTATGGAGACAAGGATGGACGCAACAAGCGTGATTTGATGAAAGTCATTCACTATGCTATGCTACTGCTTCACTTTGATGGTCATTATTCTCGAAAAGATAATGGTCTCACTGAATTCCGTTGATTATGAAACTCAAACCTCAAACTATGAAACTCTCTGATAATACCCTTGCCCTTCTGAAGAACTTCGCAAGCATCAACAATTCTATTCTTGTGAAAAGGGGTAATCAACTTCGCACGATTTCTGTGGCAAAAAATATTCTTGCCGAAGCAGATATTTCTGAGGAGTTCCCCCGCGAATTTGCCATCTATGATTTGAATCAGTTTCTGAATGGTCTTGGTCTTCATCAAGACCCTGACCTTGATTTTACTGAAGATTCTTATCTCAGCATTAAAGAAGGTAAGCGTCGGGTGAAGTATTTCTATGCCGACCCCAACGTGATTATTTCACCTCCCGATAAGGCAATTCAACTTCCTTCTGAAGATGTGTGTTTCCAACTGGACAGCACTTCTCTGGAGAAATTGGTCAAGGCAGCAGCAGTGTATCAACTGCCCGACCTGTCTGCCGTTGGTGAGAACGGCGTCATCAAACTGGTGGTCCGTGATAAGAAGAACGATACTTCTAACGAATACGCCATTGTGGTTGGTGAGACTGATGCTGAATTTACTTTCAACTTCAAAGTAGAGAATATTAAAATTATTCCTGGT